CCAATCTGGACTAGATATAGGTTCGTTAAAATTATCCGTTGTTGAGTTTAACCTCCACTGAAGATAATCTCCAGCCCTAAACTTTTGTGGAAATTTCATAAATTACCATTGTGAGATAAATTTTGGCTTTTGTGCCTTCTTTCTAGATCTTAGCTCACTAATATAGGCTTTATCACTCTTATTTTCTTTTATTTTGCCTTTAATTAGCCCTCTTTCTTCATAATTATCCCAAATTGTCCTTCTATCTCGTTTTTGGTAAAGACGTTGAAGTGCTGCATAAGCATAAACAAGTGTGTCTAAAGCTTCGTTTCTAGCTGATGATTTTTTAACCCACTCTCTAATAGGAAAACCTTTGACATATCTAATTACTTGTTTTTCTGCTGTTAACTGTTTGAAATATTCTTCGTCTGCATTTATATTGAAATGCAAATAGCCAGCACCTTCTTCCACATGACGTAATCTAGAAAATAAAGTTGTTTTGATAGTATCTGTTCCCACTGTAAATAATTCCGCACCTTTTTTGATAGTTCTACCTTTCCAGTTAAGATCTAATTTTTTTCCTTTTCCTATTGGACTTTGATTTTTAATAGAAGATCCTTTTATTGCTATAACTCCATGCTTTCTTCTGTCTCTTGTATAAGCATAAACTTCAGAAGTAAAATGTCCTCCAGAGTCAACAGCGATTACATCAGGTACAAATTTATTTCCAAGTTCATGCCTAAAAGGTCTTAATAATAATTGATCTAACTGTTTCCATAGTTCTGTTCCGCCCGGATCTCCGTAAATTTCTTGATGATCTATTAACCAACCTTCCTCTCCTCTACCCCAACCCCAAACTGATATAGCTAATCTATTGTCCTGTACGTCAACTCCAGCAGTTAAAACAACAGCTTTTTCTGGTATCATATTAGACTCATAAGACTCAACACGTTCCATTAGTACATCTGTACCAACTTGAGCTGCATAATTTTCTTCCCAAGTCTCTGATAAAACTGTATTGACAAAAGTTTTTAATCTTTGTGGATCTGCTTTTGCTTTAATAAAATCGTCAACAATTTCTGGCCAGCTTTTCCAACCAAGTGGAGAATATAAACCGTTTAAGTGAAATCCAGCCGTTTTATTATTACTAGGTGCTGTTGCTCTCCATTCTCCTTTTTCTAAAAAATATGGCTTATATTTTTCTTCAATTTTTTTGCTGCAATGTTCGCACTCATATTTTGCTGTCTTGGGATCATTATTCTCCCATTTCATATTTGCCCATTTTAAATATTGAAACTCTCCGCAGTGAGGGCATGGTATGTAATATTTTCGTTGATCTGACTCCAAATATTCTTGTTCTATGCGGCTAAAGTCTTTAATAGTTGGCGTTGATGTAAGTAATATCTTTCTTCTACTAAATGTCATACTCCTTTTTTCTGCAAGACTTACAGCATCTCCTTCGTTGTCTAGATCTTGAGGAAATGAGTCTACTTCGTCCATAAAGATATACCTACAGGGCATTGACCTTAATCCAGTAGCACTATTAGCTCCTGTTAAAACCATAATTCCACCCGGAAAATCTTTTGAGAACATAGTATTTCCAGAATCTCGACTTCGAGAAGGTGCAACAAGCTTTGATAAAATTGGTGTTTCGTTTATAAGTCCTTCTAGTCTTTGACGACTTAATCTTTTTGCCATTTCTAAAGTTGGCTGAACGCAAAGCATAGCTCCCGGCGAGTGAGAAATTATATAACCTAACCAATTAGATCCAGCCTCAGTTTTTCCTAATTGCGAGCCAAACATCAATACAACTCTTTGTACTGGATCGTCTGTACTCAATTTATCCATAGGCTCACGCAAATAAGGTGTTCTTTCTGTTCTCCACCTGCCCGGCTCGCTACTAGATTTTGAGCTTAAAATTCTATGTTCGTTTGACCACTGGCTTACAGTAAGTGCATCCTCGAATTGAAGATTTGTAATGCAATCGTTTATTAACTCTTTAACTAATGTCAACAGACTTTAGCCCCTCCAAGCATTGACGGATTTCTTGCAATATTATTGAGTGTATCTTAGCTTGATCTGTCTCGGCTGCAACTAAAGGGGCAATCCTATCTGGAATTGTTCGTAAATTATCTCTAACAACTAAGTGAAGTTTTGCTAGTTCCATTCTTAATTCTTCTAATGGTACTAATTTTTTTGATCTCTCCTCGAACTCCAGCTTTGTGATTCTCGCTGCATACATTTCTCTTATTGCTCTATTTGCTGCCAGTGACGGCAAAGATTGTTGATGTCCTGTTCTTAAATTGAGTTTTTGTACGTTTGGTTTCTTTTCTACAGTTTGTAATCTTTCTGCTAAATCTTTGTCTGCCTGTTCTGCATCAATAACCCATTTTCTACCTTTTCTTATGGCACTTGGGATCATGCCTTGTTGTAAATATTTTGTAACCATTGCCCCTGACACATTTCTATGTTGAGCATATTCTTTTGCATCCATTTACTTTCTTGTAGTTTCTATGGGATACCAAGCCTTTGAGTATTTGTAGTTTTTAATATCTTTTGCTTCAAATACTCCTTTCTTATATAAAAGGTCGATTTCATCTCTATTTGCTCCTATTTCTTTTGCGATTTCCATAGGGTCAAAATTATGTTTATCTATAAGCTCTTGGATAATCGAACTCATTTTAAAAGCTACATGGCTTCCTTTTGCTCTATTAATTCTAATAGTAAGCATCATTGCTTGTGGCCTATCAAGTTCTAATACAACGCATGGGCATTTACCTTTATATTTTTCTTTAATTTCTTTACTATCTTGAGCTAGTTTTGCTCTGTGAAATCCGTCGATAATTGTGCCATCTTCTAAAATTAAAACTGGTTGAATCCAGCCTTGTTTTAAAATACTAAGTTCTAGTAATTTGAGTTCTTTGTTAAATACAACATTAGGGTTGTAATTATTAGAGTTAAGATCACTCGCGATCCTCCACTCAATTTTGTCTATAGGGTCTGTCATTTTTTCTTTCGTTGTTTTTTGTTAAGGGGCATGAGTGTTCTTCGATACCTTCCGCTTCTAAAATGTTTAAAAACATAGTCGGGAGGATATGCACCCTTATCAGCAATCCTTCTTCTCATAACACTTTTTAATTCGTAAAATGCTATCTTTTGTGCGTTTGGTTCTTTGATATTTTCTTTTATCCATTGTTTTATGCCCTCGAAGCTTTGACCGTATTTTAAAATTTCTTTTTTTCTGTGAGCATTTGTATCTTTATAGTATTTTTCTTGTAAAACCATGTCGGGGAATAAATCTACAACTTGCTCATATAAAACAGGATCAACAGCACGCATTGTTTCAAATTTTTTCGCCTCTTCTGCAATGGTTGGAGATCCAACTCTTAAGCCATGATTTGCGTATGTCTGCCAATCGTAAATTTTACAGTAGTCAATTTTGTTGTCGTAAAAATATTTAAAAACATCATTTTCTTGCCAATCGAATATCGGTTTACATAAGTTAATTTTTTTAGATGTACTAGCGTTAATATAGTTATCATTAAGCTTATTCATGCTGGCTCTAAGCCGAGTTAAGGCCTCAGAAGCTCGAATACCGTTAATAAAAGCAACTTTACCCTTTAATTGAGACTTATAAGCAATATATTCGTCGAAATTACCTCCATCAAACCTACCTTCTTCCCCTTTTTCTAATTTGAGCGCATATTCTGGCATCTCTCTTACCTTTTTTCTTCTACTATCCCATTGACAATACTCTTGAATCTTTCCTAAAACATATTTGTGTATTGTTACAGGTATGCAATACCAATCTAAATCCACCCAATCGTACTCACGATACTTTGCAACAAAATCCACAACGCATTGATGTATTAGTTCTGGATCTCTATGTATTACTTTTACTTTTTTTAATCCTCGTTCTTGTGCAACCTCCCAAACTAGATGTAATGTTGCAAGACTATCTTTTCCTCCACTAAAATTGACAGCAATACTGTCGTGAAGGTCGTATATGTGATGGATGCGTTTTTTCGCTTCCGTATATACATCTACATCAATAAATTTTTGTTTTCTAACCATTGTTCTCCTCAATAAAATTTATAATTTTTTCTGCTATTGTTGTATCGTCACTTTGGGTTCTCCTTAAGTCTTTTAAAAAATCGAACCAGATTTGTTGCTGCTGTTCGTTGTCAAAAATAATATTGTATTGAATAACTGGCTCGCCCCCTAATCCTCGACCTTCTCCTTCTCCTTCTCCTTCTCCAAAAGCTGCGTCGTATTCCATAATTTCTCTTATTTCGTCTTCATCCCAACCTAAAACAGTAATATCAAAATCTTGCAGATTTAAAGCAACAATTTCTTCCTGTAAAAGAGATTCATTCCAAGTGGCATTTTCCGCTAATTTATTATCAACAAGAATATATGCCTTTTTTTGCGCTTCGGTTAAATGATCTAAAACAACAACAGGCACAACGTCTAGAGCTAATTCTTTGGACGCTGACAACCGACCATGACCAGCAATTATGCCGTCCTTACTATCAACTAAAATTGGATTTAAAAA